AGCGTGCCTTGAACCGCAGGGCGATCATGTCGCGTTCCGCCAGGTTCAGGGTTCCGACCGTGGCCTGATCCAAGAACTTGACGGTGATGTCCTGGCGGACACCCATGCGAATCCGGCTGGAATCGGCCACCAACGCCTGAACACCAGCACCAGTCCAAGCGCCGTTACGGTTCAGGACGGTGTTGAACCCGGCGAACTGCTCGTCACGCCACACCGGCTGACCGGTCGAGTCACGAACGTTGATCACGTCGTAACGGAACGTCAGCGGAGCCAACATCACGTCGGGCATGAAGCCGGCCGCTGCGACCTGGCGGGCCGCCTGAGTGACACCACCGACGAGGTCCGCAGTGTTCGCGGTACCGGTGGTGTAGGTGACGGTCTGCGAGGCAGTCGACGCCGCCGGATACAGGGCAGCCGAGGTCCACGATGCGGGCTTACCCACACCGAAGATGACTGCCTGGTCCAGCTTCTTACCGATGGCCTCACCGGCACGCCGGGTCACTTCCTCGAGGATCGGGGCGGTGGCGTCAGCGAGAACATCCTCATGGATGGGGATGATGACGGCCAGCTCTTCGACGACCATCGTCAGATCGGACCAGTTCACTTCGCTGGTGGGCTTCACACCCGTGGAGTCAGCGGACTCCGTGACCCAGCCGGCCTCGGGCAGAGTCGCCAGAACCGGAAGGTGGGTGAGCTTGGTGCCCAGGTTGACAGTCGGGAACGCCGTCAACACCGTCGAGCCCGCGACAGCGGCCTGCAACAGAGTCTGCGAATACGCTTCCTGAATGATTGTGGATACTTCGGACCGGTTGATATCGGCCATATCAATCTCCTTTCAAGAGATTTGAGGCATGAAAAAACCACCAACCGACAGTTGGTGGCTCATGTAGGGGTGCGGTTATCCGCCTGAGCGGAACATCTGTTGAAGCATCGCCGCCGCCTTCTCTTTCGGGTCCAACCGGTTATCAGTTCCGGTGGCACCCGAAGACAGGCCCGTCTTTTTCGGTGCGCGGGCCTTTGTCAGATCAGCGACCTCAGCCAAATAGGCGTCGGCTGACGCTTCGAGTTCTTCCTGCGTGGCACCGCTGATGCGGTGGGCAGGAACACCTTTTGTGGAAGCAATCTGGGAACGGATCGCGTTGAACCGTTCCGATTCCAGCTCCGACTGAAGCTGATTCACCTTGTCCAAAGCCTTCTGAACTTCGGACTTCGATGCAGATTCGATCTCTTCAACCTTCGACTTCAGCTGGTCGTAGTCGGCGAACTTGGCGCGTTCCCGAGCAAGTCGGGCCGAGACACGTTTGTCGAATTCGTCCTGTGAAGCGATGGGCTCAAAATCGGTTGCTTCCTGGGTGTCGGCTTGGCCGGGAACCCACGGTGTTTCACTCATTGTTGTTTCTTTCCGTGATTCATGCCCCGTCGGGCTACCGATGTTTAACGCCCCGTCGGGCGACACCCATTGGCCGCTGGGTGCAGGCGTAAAGACTTAGTTGCTGTCGCCGGGTTCGACGACCAGAGAGGCCCGAAGCATCCACGAATGCTTACGGTGCGCGGCCTGACGATCCGCCAGGAAGTTCGACAGCCCGTGTTCCTTGTTCTGCTCGGCCAAATCGAACGCCGACGCAAACAAGTCAGCCATCCGGTTGCTGTCATCAAGTAGTTGTTGCTTGTAGTCATCAGAGACCAGGTCGTCGGCCGCGAAATCCTCAAGGATCGACAATCCGCGCATCTTGTAGAACCCGGCCGGCACAAAAACCTGGCAGCTGCGGAGCTGCTCGGCGAAATCGTCGATGGACTCCTGGACCTCGGTGTAGATGCGCTCAAACAGCAGGTGGTCTTGATAAAACTCGTCGCCTTGGACGTTCCAGTGCGCGTCCTGGGCTTTGATCAGAAACGAGTATTCGGATGAGAACGCTGTCCGTAGGGCGAGACTCAATTCTGGGTTCATTGGTTTGCTTTCTGGTCGGCGTAACGCTTCCGGCGTTCAGCGTTCAACCGGTCTTTCACGTCGGGGTATTGGGCTTTCCGCATCTCATTGATCACGGCATCCACGTCGATGGCCCCGAACTCGCCTTTTGTTTTTCCGGCCGCTTTCGCCGCATCTTGGGCGTTGAAGTAGTCCTGTTCCCACTGCTTGACATAGTCAGGTGGCTCATAGATGCCGTTGCGGACAGGGACAGCGATGCAATGGCAGTTGTCGTGGTAGGGCTCACCAAGTTTTTGTGAACCTCGGAGCTGGCCGGCGCCACCGGCAATAAACCGGCCTTTGCCGCCTTTGCCTGCGCGGCGCTTGTTGCCGCCCAAAGATACTGCGCCAGGATCGTCGGCGGCGCCCTGGCCGCTGAAGCGGGGCCGGAACGGAAGCGGAGTGCCGGCCGCCCTCATGCGCCGTTCCATCATCGACAAATCTTTACCCCGGCCAACCACCGATTGGGCTGCCGCCTCAGAAGCGTAGACAGCACCCCTGGTGGCCATGATTCGGCAAAAAGAACAGGCATTTGCTGATGCGTGCCGAGCCCATTTCGTGCCTTCACGCTCGGCATTCGAGAGGATGGTGTCGCGGGAAGCATTGAACACTTGCCGTTCCACACTGCCGATCAAGTTCGCCAGCGGGTCGGCTTGTGCCAATGCCCACCCCACGTTGGAATGCAGAATGTCTTTCGGTGGTGCGGGCTGCGTTTCAACGGCGAAATTTGATGCCGGATCGATGCTTGAATACCATTCTGCGGACACAACAGCCGCCGCCACGATGAACGGGTCCACGGTGGCCGGGTAGGCGTCCTGCAAAGCTTTCCAGCGGGTTTCCGGGTCGGCGTTTTGAAGCTTGTTCCACAAGATCGTGATGGCCACAACAGCTTTACCGGATAGTCCGGTTAAAAGCTGCTGAAAGTTGCTAACTTCAGTAGGTGACGGCACCGTTACTCATCGGCATGTTCGCCGGGGACGGCTTCGGCGCTGCCGGCGGCATCTGACTCAACGGTGGCGTGGTTGGGGCGGGCGGACCCTGCAACGCGGCGAGGAGCTGGTTGGTTTGGCCGCGCCGCATCGCATCCTTGATCGATTGGGCTTTCTGCTGATTAACCCCGGGAATCAAATCAATCAGTTCCTCGATGGGAACCCCGGCCGCCGTCAGCTTGGTGACACCGTCAACGATGGCCCCGAACGCCCGCGCTTCGGTATCGCGCCACTGCACCTCCGAAGAGGTGTCCTCGGCGGTCGCGGTGTCGCCCTCAATTTCGGCGGCACACCGAAACACCTGCTCCCACGATTCGCCGAACGAATCGCGTTTCGACATCAGTTTGCGCTGCTGGTTCGCTTCGCTGGCGGCCAAAGCTTCAGCGGACAGGTTGACCATGCGGCCGGCCACAGATCCGGGCGACACCTGCGCGACCATCGCGATGTGGTGGGTGATTTCCTCCAACACCGAGTTGTATTGCTCGAGGCTGGCGGGCTGGAACGAATCGACTTTCACGTCGGCGTCCTCAAACGCCCACACCCGTCGTGCTGATGCCTGCAACACCTCCGCGGACGTACCCGACCAGCCCGTAATGACCTTTTGTGGGTGAGCCCCAAACCGGGACGCGATCAACCGGTCAAAGTTCACCGAATTCAAGGTTTGTTGCAACCGGATCAGCGGTTCAATCTCGCCCACAATCAGATCGTCGGCATCCCGGCCGTTAATGAACCGGACCACCGGGCAGTACGACGAGCCATGCCGAACCGGGTCACCGATATCAGTGATGTTCAACGACCGGGCCATCAACGTCTGATACTGCGACGCCGCCAGGGCGGTCTCATACTGCGACGTACCCAACGCCGGAATCTCACCCAAATCCAGCGGATAAACGTACTGGTCGTCATACAGCAACGCTTTCCAGCGCGGATGGGCGTCGGTGGAGTCCACCCACTGCTCGAACGCGTACTGCGGCCAAATATCGACCTGCGGATCTTCATACACGGCCAACAGTTGGCGTGGGGAACGGGTTTTCCACACCGAACCGTATTCGTTTTGCCCAATTACGACATAGGCGGCGCCGTAGGTGACGGCGGGCCGGTGGACCTCGGCCTGTCGGGCGTCCATGCGGTTGCGCTGCCACATATCCCAGGCCGGGGCGTTCTCTTTCGCCAATGCCGACTTGTAGCCGATCACACACAGGTTTTGTGTGAAGCTATCGCGCACCAAACCCAACACGTTTTTGATGGCCAGCCGAGACAAGTCCTTAATCTCGACTTCGGCGCCCTCCGGGATGTGCGGGGCGCCGAGCTGGCCGGCCGTGAACCCGTAAATCCGGTCCAGATAGGTGCGCTCGGACAGATGAAGCCGCCACATATCGTCCACAATCCCGCGAACGCCATCATCGTCTAACAAGACACACCTCCTCTACACAAAGCACGCTTTACCTGACCTCAACTTGGGCTTCTCAGCCACCTCACCGGATGTCAAACCCCACAACGCCAACGTCGCCGCGATGATCGGGGTGATATCGGATTCCGAATCCTTGCGGGACCAGCCGAACCCGGAGTCGCCGATCTTGCGTTTCCGGGCCGCCGACAACGCCGAGTTCAGCAACGGCTGATCCAGGTGGCGCATCGCACCGTCCATGACTGAGTCGTAAAACCCGCCGAACGCCGCCGCCATCTGCCGTGCCGACGTGACCGTGACCGTCAAACCGCGCTGACGCAACGGGTCCACGAACGAGAACGCCGCCGACGCCCCATCGACAACGACAGCGCGAACGTCGTGGCGTTCGCACAAGTCCACGAACCGTTGGATGCCCCAGTCGGCTTCACCACGGCGGGACTCCACCACATCCACATACGGGATGCCGTCGGTGGTCCAGGCCGCCGACGCAATGGTGGCCGTCGACCTGTCCGGGGACACGTCGAACGCTATCGCCACCTCAGTGCCGGCATCGGCCAGGTTCGCTGCCGCAACCACCGACCACGAATCCGCAGAAATGACCCGCTGCGAACCGGCCGAATCCCACATGCCCAAACGCTCCCGGGCAAACCCCTCATCGGAGAACCGGGACCGTTCACCCTGGATGACATCCCATTGCAGCCGGCCACCCAACGCCGGATTGGCTGATGACGCCGACAGCGGATCATCCAAATCAACAGAACTGGTACACGACCACTCATGCCACGCCAACCGAGACGATTTACCCGACAGGGCATCGTCGCGGGTACGCGTAAACACTTCCCCGTTCGCCGTCGGCCCCGGCGGGGTGCCAGTAAAAATCCATTGCGGATTCCCAAGCGGCGCCGCCGACGTGGTCGGCATCAAAGCCTCCAACGCATCGTCGGAAAGCTCCTGGGCCTCATCGCACACCAGAACATCGACCGTGAAACCACGACCAGAGCCCTTCGACCGGGCCACAAATTCGACCTGGCCGCCATTGGTCAACACAATGGCCTCTTGGCCGTTCGTGCGGCGAATATCCTTGACCAGCTCGGTCAGCTCCGGCCACTTGCGCGGATTCTCAAAAAACGAGGCCAACCGAATAAAAGCTTTGCGGGCCGTCTTCACCTCATGGGCGGTGTGCAAAAACTTTTCACCCAACTGGATCATCCCGAACAGCTCACGCATTTCAAGGATCGCGTTCTTGCCATTCTGGCGAGGAACGGACAGTCCACAGGTCAGCGAAGCGAACTTGCCGCCCTTACCCGCTCGAGCCAACCAATCCTCAAGAACCTGGGCCTGCCACAAATCCGGGCTCAGCCCATACGCCGTCGACAGGAACGCGGCATCTTCCCCATCGCCACGAAATCGGCCTTTAGGCGCGACGTGAACCCGCGGCGTCTGAACGCCGAGCGGCAAGTTCATCTAACGCCGTGCCTTTCCTTTGGGTCGGTTCATCACCAAGCGAAAGCCGAGCCGTATCTAAAATCTTGCGGCAAATTTCTGCTGACCTGTGATCACCACGTAGTGCTGGCGCCCAGTGCGCCCTGAAAAGGGCTTCCGTTCGTTCTTGTAAAACAGCTTTTCCATGAAAAGCAAGAACGCTGCGCCGATCAGCAGAGTTTTCCAACTCGCTAACCAGAACACTGTGCACCTCGGTAACATCCATTTCAGTGGCCGAAGCAATCTGGTGATAAGTTGCGCCGGCCAAGAAAAGTTGAAACACCCGTTGATCACGTTCGGATTCATCAGCCAACGAAGGACACCTCCAACCCATCTAGCCTTGGAACGACCCCCGTGTGTTGCTGAAACCGGTGAATGATTACGTCGGCATACTTTGGGTCAAACTCGACCAGAAAAGCGCGAGAGCCGCGGTCGTTGGCAGCAATAAGAGTTGACCCTGAACCGCCGAACGGGTCAAACACGATCCCGCCTTGGGGCAGAGAGTTTTTAAGCATGGCGTCAATTAGCGCGACCGGCTTCATTGTTGGATGCTCGGTGTTGCGCGGCGGGCGAGCAAACTCAAAAACAGTTGTCTGCGAGTTATCTCCGTGCCACCGCTCGCCGCCTCGGCCCAGTCGGCCTGCGCCACCGGAAGTGAACCCGTACAAGATCGGCTCATGACGGTAGTGGTAGTCCGAGCGGCCTAAGACCTGGCTTCCCTTGACCCATACAAGTTTTTGGCGCACGATCATTCCAGCGCCCCGCATTGACTGCTCAAATGCAGGTTCCATGTCCGCGTGTGCAACATAAACAGGCGCACCGGGTTTACAGACGGAAACAATGGTAGCAAAGGCTGCGTCCAACAGTGCAGGCAGCGGAATGTTGTCATTGACAATTGTTTTTCCACCTTGGCGCTTACGTTCCGCTGGCGATAACTCATGGCAGCCGCCGACGTAATCCACTCCATACGGCGGATCGGTCCAGACACAATCCGGCGGCTCATCGGCCACCAAGTCCCGAACAGCCCCAAGATCAGTCGAATCCCCCACCAGAAGCCGATGCTTCCCCAACTGCCAAATCTGCCCCAGCTCCGAAACTGGATCTGCGGGAACCGACGGCGCTTCGTCCGGGTCAGTAAAAACCTCGGGCGGAAACAAGTCCTGCCGCAACGCCTCAAGGTCAGATATCCCATAACCGGTCCCCGACAAGTCATCCAAGGAGTCCAGAAGCGCAAATAGGGCCGCGTCGTCATACCCTCCAAGGTCTGCCAACCGGTTATCGGATGCCACAATTGACTTAGCCGTAGATTCGTCCACATCAACCACCGCTGCGTCGATAACCGACCAGTCCAAAGACCGGGCGGCCATCAAAGTGTGGTTGCCGGCTAAGACCTCAAACGGACGCCCAGTAACAGACCCGCGGTTTACAACAATCGGTCGGTATTGGCCGTGCCGAACCAAAGATTTAGCTATTTGCTCAACGGAACCCTTTCGCGGGTTTCCCGCAAAGGTTTCTAATACGCTGACCTGGAGTTTTTCGTAGGAAATCTTTTCTACTATCACGATTTTCCGAGTCTGCAATCCCCATCAGTAGGGGGTTGGAGTAACTTCTTTCGGGTCGCCAGGAATGCCGGTTGTGTGCGAGCATTCCGGGCAGGCCAGGTTCGTGTTGGAAATCATGTTTTCGGCGCGGATCTCGGCACGCGGATTGCCGCGATGACCGACGATTGTGACCGGGTTTTCGTTGCTGTTCATTGCCATTTCAGGGCACCTTTCATCTGTTTTTCGTGGTCGGGGGGATTTTCGCCGCAATGCCTGTGGTGCGGCGTGCCTGTGGGGCAGGGGGGTCTCCCCCACCCTTCGCGTCGTCGAGCGCGGCCTGGACGCGGCTGACCCACTGACCGAGCGAGATGTCTACCACTGTCGGCCGTGGAGCAGCACGTTCGGTGCCTTGTTGTAGCGGCGCTGATTGCACAGCCTGTGCGCCGGCCGAAGTTCACCCGTTCTGTTGTCTCCACCTCGAGTGACAGCGACGACGTGATCAGCTGACCACGACTGCGGATGAGGTGACTTGAACTGCGGGTCGATCCATTGACCACACAGCCAGCAGGTGTCTTCTTTGAGGATCTTCTTGCGGTTGCGTAGATAGGTTCGGTCTTTGGTTCTGCTCACATCATCACCGCCTTGTCGGTCCAGGTTGGGTGTGTTCCTGTCCGGTATGCGACACGTCCGGGTGGGCGGTCCATCTTGTCGGGGTGCCGGAACAGAGTTGGTTGATCAGCGTGGTCGATCAGTGAGGGCCAGGTGTAGGCGACGTTGTGACCTGTGTTGCACACCCAGTGAGTGATGGCTTCATCGATGGGGAATGCGTCGGGCATCTGGTTGATGTGATGCCACATGGATGGGATGTATGTGGTGCGTATCGCCACCGCTACTGCGTGCAGCAGCTGGTTGGTGATCATCCAGTGGGCATCGACGAGGTCGGCCTGGACGATGGCCTGCTGTTTGCGGTGGTTCCAGTCCAAGGTGGGGATGTGATGTTTGCCCATGTAGAACGACACCACATGCGCGGGGGCCACGCTGAGTGCCTGTTCGGCCTGCTCAATGAACCCGTCGACTGGGATGGCGTCATCTTCGAGGACGATTGACCATTCGGTGGGGTAGTCGTTGAGGTGCGCCCACACTTTTTTGTGGTTGCCGTTGCATCCGAGTGTGCCGTCATCAACGGAGATGTAGTCGGCGGCCACTAGGTCTGCGAGATGTTCAGCTTGGGTGAGTCGGGCCGTGTGGGCGACGATGCCGATCATGCAAGGACTTCACGGTATCGGGGTGTCAGGCTTTCCCACGACAGCTGTTCGCGTAGGAGGTGGGCTTTCGCCAATGCCCGAACATAGAAGTCGTTGTCCAAGGCCAGCTGGTTAATCTTCGCGGCCAACACTTCCGGGTTGGTGCGATACCAGAAGATGTGTTGTTTGGCGCGGAAATCCCCAGCCAACATGCTTTCGGTCAACCATTCGGCGGGTAGCCAGGTGTTGTTGGGGTCGATGTCGGGCATGATGACCGGGATTCCAGCACCGACCGCCTCATTCGCGGGCAGACAAAGCCCGCCGAAGCGGCGCGGCAAGATCAGGGCGTGCTGATTGTTGTAGATGGTCCAGTAGTTGTCGTGGTCGCCGCCATCTAATCGCAAACACACGTTCTCAGGTGTACGGATCTGATGGTCACCGATCAGGGAACCGACATATCCGGGCTGCTGACAGGTGATGGTGACGGTGATGTCGGCGGTCACATGCTGCAACGCGTGGAGTAGATCGAGGGTGCCGTTGCGGTCGTGGATGGCCGGTCTGCCGACGACGTGCAGGAACCGTGACGCCGTCAACGGTTTGTCGGTGATCGGGAATCGGTCTGTTTCTATCGGCACTGGTAGGTGTGTGGTGCCGGCTGGGAAGCGGTCGAAGTTCCACAGGCTGGGCGCGGCCCACACCGACGGTTTGTCGCGTGGGTCCAGGAATTCGTAGTTGGCGTGCAGCACAGTTTTGACGCCCATGCGTTGCGCTACCGTCCACAGGTCGCCGTAGCCGGTTTCGGCGGTGTAGATGGCGT